TCATCTCATTTTCTTGTTCAACGTTGGGCTGATTTTAACTTTCCTGTCGTAAACAAGTACCTGTGATTCTGTCTTATGACCACTGAATTTTTGCTTATCCCTGCCAGATCCTTCATAGTCTGAGATCCCTTTAGCCTTTAGATCATGGAAGGTGCAATCAAGTGGCCTACCAAGTTCTTCAGAAGCCGCGTTTCTCGCTTTTCTCCATGCTTCATTAAATCCCTTGTATGAATAACGCTCACCATACATTGTCCTGATAACAGGGCCATCCTGTCCCCATTCCCTGCAAATATCCACAGCCGCACTAAGACGCTCAGTCCAGGCTTTGATCTGTTTAATACCAGTTTTACCTTGCTGTATGAAAATTCCTTTATCAAGAATCTGATTCCAGTTCATTTTAAGAACATCAGATACCCTTGCAGCGCAAAGATACGCAATTTCCATCGCGGCTTTAACTGCAGGTGTCGCATGAGTGAAGATAGCTATGTACTCTTCATCAGTTATGTAGCGGTCGCGCTGGGGTTTAGGAAACTTATCGACACCAACACACGGATTACCTGGTACATAACCACGCTGATAACCCCAGCGGTATACACGAGACATTGAACTATGCTCGTGATTAGCCTGAACACGGCTTCTTTTACCACGTGCATCCATGTAGCGTCGGACGTGTTCTGGTTTAATGGCCTTTGCTTCTGCATCGCCGAAAACCGCTAACAAGTATTTTTCATGTGCCAGGTAATCTTTTTGTGTCCTGGGGGCAAGGTCTGCATAGTCAGCACTATTTAAAAATTTTTTCCACAATTGTTGAAAGGTGAGTAGTTTTTTTCGACCTTCAACGACTTTCTCGTAAGCTAACCAAACCTCCGCTTTAGAAGCGTTTGCTGGGGCTAGATTCTCGGTAGTACCTCCTGGCTTCCAGTAGTAACCGGAAGGGCGGAAAAACACACCCTTCGGCATCCACTCATTACCAGGCGCTCTTTTGCGGCCCATATTATCTCTCTACAGCGTCAAAGTTCATGCCTGGAGTAGGCATATGGCCTGCTGGTGGAAGTATACGCTGTACGGGATGGTTAATATGAAACCAGGTCGTTTTGATTGCTCCGTCCCGGCGTTCAATAAAAAAGATCCCGTTCTGCGTTAATACCTCTTTCTGCAGTGACTTTTGGGGCGAACCCGTGGCCTCTGTCAGTTCTTCATCAGTCAGGAAGCGATCGCTCATGAGTTGTTCTCCACTAAACCGGCTGCAACCGGTTATCTGCCACTATATGAACAAGACGAACAGCCACCACGCAGTCCGTCATTACACCTTTTACACAGCTGGTGGTCCTCCCTTACCCCTTTAAACTGGTTATAAATTTCCGCTGGTACAATTACCGGCATAGGGACCAATAATCGTTGACTCCGTAGTGATGCGATTTCTGCAGTGCGTTCGAGGTACAACGATTTCCAGTCACTTGCTTCAGTCTTATATGCGGCCAAAGCATCCCGCATGCGCCGCCAGCGGCGACGCTTCAGCTTGTTCGCTTTCACTTCACCTCCTGCTGGGCGGCTGCAAAATGCTCAACACCTTTAGCCCAGATATCTTTGATAGTTGTCCAGGTGACAGGTACCGTGATTTCAATTCTCCCGCTGCCGTCACAGGTTTCACATTCATCATCACCAAAGCATTCCGGGCAGTTTACGAACTTGGTTTCTGAAAACTCACCGGATAGCGCCCCCTTTGCACCGTTCTCAGCAGTTAACCTCATCGGTACCATCACGTAACTATCAGGCACTACTGGCGCTGGCTGCTCTTTGATGTGCAGGCGCGGCTCTCCGTCTTTCGGCTCCGGCCATTTGCGCTGTTTATTGACTGCCAGCTTATCGATCATCGCCTGGGTAATCTGCTCATCAGTGACACCAGCCCGGCGCTGGGCATCCCACAGCAGGAACTGCATATCAGCCCATTCCGACAGGTCGCCAGGCTGTTCAGCGGCTTCCAGTGCTTCTTTGCTGAGGTGATTCAGCGGGCCAACCGGGCCCACATTGCCGAAGGTAGCCTGTGACCATTCAGCGTGTTCACGGCGAACCTGATTGCGAGCAAATGAGAACTCCCCCATCAGCGCTGCCAATGCGATTTCAGTAATACGCAAATACATAGCTGCGCGGGACGGATTGCTGAATTCACCCTCTTTTAAAAACTTCGACATTTCCGCCACGTCAGCACGGCACACGGCGATTAATTGCTCATTAGTGAATGTGGCGATATCAGTCATTCCAAGCCTCCAGCTCGTTCTCTATTTCTTCGTCGATCTCGTCGTTGGTAGCTTCTTCATTCAGTTGGTCGCGGGCTTCTTTGAGATACACTTCACGACGCTTCCGGTACCATTCTGAGAACTCAGGAGTCCAGCCTTGTAGGGAGCCGTCAAAGTCAACTTTGGCGTTACGTTCAGCCATGCTCTCGACCATGCTGTAAGCGGTGGTAAGCGCCGCTTCGCGGATATACCCACGAAGGTCACGCTTGCGCCAGTACGGATTGCGCTTTGAGTCGCAGAATGGTTTAAATTCAACTTCCCAGCGGCGGATGCAACGTGCGTTCAGTGATTTACTCATGCTGCCCACCATTCAATAAACATGCAGATACCAACGGTTACTACGGCAATCAGCACCCAGCAGATCACATCCAGAATGGCGGCGAACCGACGGAGGGTGTATTTGCTGTAATTCTCAGGATCAATATTCATACCGCCTCCCCAAGCACCCAACGAAGTGCGTTCGCATATTCACCCTCGGCAGATTCCAGGGCTTTTGTGATTTCTTTGCGGGTTTTCAGGCGCGGCTTTGCATCACCGAGGATCTGACGCTGACGCCGAGCTTTTTCATGGCCGGTTGTGCCAGCAGTTGCCGCTTCGATTTCGGAGACCTTCTCCCGCTGCTCTTCGGGTTTAAGCGATGCCAGCTGACGCGCCTGGGTAACGGTGACAGTTCCAGCCTCCACCGCTTCCCGGACGGCTTGTGTGGCATCCAACAGAGATAGTGTTGCACGCACGGTCTGAACGCTGCAGCCAAACAACACTGCAATGTCGTCCTCATCGAGCCCGCGGTCGAGCGCGTCTGACATTTTTTTAGCCCGGCCAAGCGGTGTATCAGGTCGGCGAATTTCGTTTTCGCTGACCATGTATTTAGCCATCTGATTTGCTGATCCGCGCTTAACGACCCCAGGAACAAGCAGTGGGGCTTTGCCCTCTTTCAAAAGAAGCTTATTTGCCTCCAGGGTATGTTTTACGCGCTGACGGCCTACAACTACGCAGGTGAGCCCCGTTTCAGGGTCTTTCCAGACGATGATAGGTTCCAGTACACCCAGCTCCTTGATGTTCAGAACCATCCCTTCGTCGATAGGAAGGTGGACCCGCTCATCGTAGAGAGGGTGAGTCTTATCGGTGACCAGATGAAGCTTTTCCGGTTCAAACGAAAGAGCGTTGGTTTTGCCGCTGGCGCCGTATACAACCTTTGAGTCTTTAGCCATCAGACAGCCTCCGGATTGCTGGTGGATGTCGTTGAGATACTCTTCAGATCGCGCATTGCTTCCAGTACGTGCATATTGCTGCGGTTTTTTGTGTGACGCTCAACAATTCGATCGCATTCTTTCGCCCAGTAAATAACTTCTTCCTTCATAGCGTCACGTTCTTTACATGCCTGCCGAAGGGTAATATTCGAAACATCGAGCATTGTTGCCAGCTCTTTAATAAGTTCTGAATTTGCAGGAGGCATTGTTTTAGCTGCCTCAAAGGCATCTTTAATTAACTGCTGTACTGTTTTTCCCATTTTTTATTTCTCCAACTGACGCGCTGCAACGCGTTTTAGGGTGCAGCAACCCAACCCATGAGAATGGGGTAATTGCTGCTGTTCTAATCAGGCTGCTGGTTTTTGTTCTTCGGGCTCTTTGTAGGCGAGCAGATCACAAAGCTTGTTAATTACTTTACAGAACTGGAACATGTCCGTACCTGCCTGGTGACGCCAGCGGTAGGCTTTGTCGTCATCATCAGAATAATCATTATCCTTAGTATCGATCCGCCGGAAATGGAACTTATCTGTAAGCAGAAAAGAGACGCCGCAGCCTCTTAATTCCATGTTATCTACGATAAAACCTGTGTTCAGGCTCTCCAGAATTTCACTGGTAACGGAAGTGTGTTCCGCAGAGTAGCGAATAACTTCTTTCTGTTCTGCCAGGCGGGATAGCTGGACATAATCACCGACCTCAAACCCGGCAAAGGCTGATTCTTCGCCGTCCAGATGGTTTTTAAGGCGCGTTGTCAGGCCGTTTTTGATATCACTGATGTTGATCGTGACTGTTTTTACTGAGCCAATAACTTTAACCAGCATCGCCCCGACTAAATTGGCAATATTTTTATTGGCGGAATTAATGATCAGAAGATTTTCTTCAGTGTTATACAAGACCAGGATCAGAGACGACTTGATGAATGCCTGTTTGCAGAGCTGAACCTTAGCATCCTGGATAATGTTGTTACGGTCAGCGCGCTTTAGTTTCTGACCACATGCATTTTCAATGCGCTGGATACGCTCATTTGCTTCTTTCATCACGACGTGCTGGGGGATTATTTTCTCATCGCGGCGAATCACGATTGCATAACCGCCAGTAATTGGCGTAACCAGCTCGCCAGTAATCGGATTAGGGACGAAGGAAGCCCGCGCGAACTCCGTTTCTGTAAGTTCAGAGTAGGGCAATTCCTGCAGGTGCCCTTCAACCGCTTCAATACTGGGCAAAGTAGCCCGATAGACAATGGCGTTACGTAACTTTGATAATTTCATTTCTGTGTCCTCTGCAAAGGATTAGTTAGTTATCTCCACACAACACAGAAGAGCACCTGCGGCTGCAAATCCGCCCGAGCGGATTGGTTTATGGGCCCGTCACTCGGTGGTGCTCTCGTGTCTTGTGTAAAAAGGGCGGTTACCCCATCAGAACATTATCCTCTTCCTCCTGTTTGGCTGGTGGAAGACTGGATAGCCGCCAAAAGAAGCTGTTATGCGATGTATTCGATAATTTCAGCGCCGTCTAAGTCCCAGTTACCGCAATAGTCAAGACCACGATTGAACCCGAATGCACAGAGGTGGTAATCCAGGTCGGCGCAGACTCGCGGGTTGATGTCTACGTCATCAAGGTCACACTCCACCACGGCTCCGGATGGAAGCTGAAAAACGACCTTTGGGCGAACTACGCGCAAGTGGAAGCGAGAAGACTCTTCCGCTCCAATAGCGTCGATCGCCTTGTAGCGCCACTCATCCGCCATAGCTTCAGCATCGTCAGCGCTACGTGAGTCGTGGAACGGGAAGTATTTAATTTCGGTATTACCGTTTAAAACTACTGCGTAACATGAAGACATGTGTTTACCCTCAAGAAACCGTTATCGGGTGGATTAAAAATTGCGTCGACCGGCGCTGCAGTACGCTTGTACACGTCACAACTGGAAGCGCAATCCTTCAGTTACAAACCGATCCCCACCGGAAAGAAGGGGAATGCGCTTCCATGTTGTGTGCCTGTCTTTTCACCACATCAGGCTCGGTGGTATCTTGGTGTTTCCACACAACCAAGAAGAATTTCAAATGCTTAAATCAACGCTTATTGCTAAATGCCTGCATAAAAACAACATGATTTCTGATGTTCCAACTGGAGAAGCCGCCGTTGAATCCATCTTTGGTGAATACTTTCCTGGTCACAGCTATAAAAAATGGAACACTCAAATTTCAGATGAAGTCGTGAATCATTTTCTAAACGCAGCCAGAGGTGCAGGAACAATCCGTGTTGACAGTTTCATCAAAGACCTTTGGTCTCTGTAATCGGTATCGCACCAAAAGTACTAAAACTGTCGTGCTTAATGGTTTTCCCTGAAGCATTTGCTTCACGCTCAAGTGATTCGGTATGCATCAGGGATTCAGTAACCGCTTGCATAAAGCTGATGTAATCAGCTGCAACAGCCTTGCTGGTGTCGATGCTGGCAAGCAATGATCCATCAACCAGAATCGATAAATTTCTGCTATGTTTTTCCATCACCAACCCCCTCAACGTTAATGGCTTAGTATCTTTTCGGTCTCGATGAAACAAATCTAACTTAACTTAGTTTTTAGGTCAAGCCAAAACACCAAACTTTTATTAGCTTGGTGCTGGCTGGGGATTCGTTCGGATTAGAGTTCGTACTGAACGCCTTTGACTACACCGATAATAGTGCAGTTGCCATTGATGGCTATGTTGGGGTAGCGGGGATTTAGTGGGACGAGAAATTTTTGTGATCCATCTATGACCAGCTTTTTCACTGTAGCTTCGTTTGTACCATCTATGCGAGCTATAACAATTTTCCCATGTAAAGGCTCGATATCAGGATCAACAATCACGGTTGCGCCTTCAGGTATGGTTGGCAAGCCATTGGGGTTAGTCATCGAGTCGCCCTTAACCTCAAGCGCGAAGGAGTTATCTCCGATACGGAGTGAGGTTTCGACCCATTTCGCTGTATCGTGTAGGACATCTTCAGCATTTGACTCTGTAAATGATCCGGCCTGTACCCATGATATGACAGGCACTCTCCTCATTTTTGTAATTAGATTACCTTCAAACTCCGTACCATAAAGGATGTAATCTATTGATGTGTTGAAAAATTTTGCAAGTTTCGATAATGATTCTCCGCCTGGGACATTTACATCTTTCTCCCAATATCCAACTGCAACATCACTGACCCCACAAAATCGTCCTAGCTCCTTCTGAGAAGTCTTGGTGATGCGTCTGAGTGATTTGATTCGCTGCCCGACAGTTTCCATTAGTACACCAGTAGTCAATTAAGCTAAGCAATCTTAGTTTTTATTGACCTAAGATGGATTGGCTATTAATATCTAATCAAACTTAGTTAAGAGGAGCCATTATGACCACCGATGATGTTGAAAAGTACTTTGGTAATGCTGAAAAGGTAGCTGAGTTCTTCGGCATAACCAGCGAAGCCGTTTATCAGTGGAGGAATAGGCCAGGCCGCTTAATCCCCAAAGGCAGGGCGGCGGAGGCAGCATACCGCACTGGCGGGAAGCTGGTTTTCCTTCCAGGGCTCTACCAAAAGTCTACCCAATCAAAAGTTAAGCAGTAACTACAAACCGAATTTTAAAGGGGTAGGTATGAACCCGGAACAATTCATCAAAAACAATGTAGTGAAGGCGCTGCTGACTGATGGTTACTCAGCAGAACAGGCTGAGCAGGGGGGGGGTAGAGGCTATTTCGTACTACCGGCGCTCATCGAAGCCGACAACTAAGCGCAGAAACATCTTTGATGACTGCCTGGACCAGGCCAGAACAATTCTCAAGTACGGCAAAAAGAAAGGCACCAAAACAAAGGGGGCTCTGATTTAAATGACAAATTTGAAAGAAGTCGTAAAGGCAATGTGTAAATCCTACCCCGGTGGCCGCGAAGCAATGGCTGGCGCGCTGGGGATGTCTGTTACCCAATTCAATAACAACCTCTACGAGAAGAATGGCTGTCGTTTCTTCGAGGTATCTGAGCTGGAAGCGATGGAAGACATTTCCAACACATCGCTACTGGCTGACTACTTCGCTCGCCGTCGTGGTGCACTGCTGGTGGATGTTCCGCACCTGGAAGAGCTGGACCGCGTGGACTTATTTAGCCGGGCAATGCGTACCTCTGCCGCCAGGGGGCAGGTTGATCAGATTATCGAACAGGCACTTGAGGATGGGGTAATCGAAAGACATGAAGCTGAAGAAATCATGGTGCATCACCGCCGCCACCTGGCTGCGCGTGAAGAAGAGATCGCGGCAATTATCACGTTATTTGCACGCAAAAAGAAGTGACGCCAGCGAGTTGCAGCTCCTGGCGTCGTGGCGTGTCGTTATCAGTGGAGATTACTAACGCATGAACAGTTTATCAACACAATACCGCAGGTCGCAACTTGTAGCGCGGCCAGTTCCTGGTGGAGCAGGACCGGTGCAGTTCGTGTATGGGGTAAGAGTACCAGGCGGTTTCGAACCTGTCTGCTACCAGTTTGCTCAGTGGGTGGTAGGGGACTTTAACGGCCAGGCGGAGAAAGTATGCGAGAACTTAACCGATGGTTCAGAGATCACTACGGTGTCCCGGTCAGGGTCATACGCTGGGAGCCCCAAACACAGCGCGTTATATACCTGCGTGAAGGGTACGAGCATGAATGCTTTAGCCCCCTCGAGCAATTCAGACGTAAATTCAGAGAAATAAAGGACGATCATGAGCACTAAATTAACAGGATACGTCTGGGACGCTTGTGCATCTTCGGGGATGAAGCTATCCAGCGTGGCAATCATGGCGCGCCTGGCTGACTTCAGCAACGATGAGGGTGTTTGCTGGCCTTCTATTGCGACCATATCCCGTCAGATTGGCGCTGGTGAAAGTACTGTCAGAACGGCGATAGCTGCACTTGAGAAAGAGGGGTGGCTCACTCGCACACAGCGCCGCAACGGCAACCGTAATGCATCGAACGTCTACCAGCTCAACGTTTCCAAACTACAGAAAGCGGCATTTTCTCACCTGTCAGTTTCTGACACATCAAAATCTGACACGTCAAAATCTGATGCGTCAAAAATTGACCCCTCAAAATTTGAGGCGTCGGAATCCATCAAAAAAACCAGTTTTGACCCGTCAGAATCTGGTGGGGATCCGTCAGTAAAATCAACTACTGATCCATCAGATATAAATCCTTCTTGTCCGGACGCTTCGCAACCGGACGAACAGGGCTCTGCTGATGAATTTCTGTCACGACATCCTGACGCGGTGGTGTACAGCGCTGCAAAGCGGCAGTGGGGCAGCCAGGATGATTTAACCTGCGCCCAGTTCATTTGGGGAAAAATTATCAGCATGTACGAACTGGCTGCTGAAAGTGATGGTGAGGTAGTTCGCCCTAAAGAACCAAACTGGACCGCATGGGCGAATGAGGTTCGCCTGATGGTGATGCAGGACGGGAGAACCCATAAGCAAATTTGCTCACTGTTCAAGCGCGCCAACAAAGATTCGTTCTGGTGTAAAAACGTACTCAGCCCGTCGAAGCTTCGGGAAAAATGGGATGAGCTGTCGTTAAAACTATCTGCTCCACTCAATAGCTCCCGCCAGGAGTCGTCCATTTCGCGAGCCAGCTTCGATGGGGTTGATTACTCATTGCCAGAAAACTCGGGGTTCCGCACATGAGTAAGCCATTTCTCAAATGGGCTGGTGGAAAGTATACCCAGCTGGCTGACCTGTTCGTGCATATCCCGGCAGGGAAACGCCTGATAGAGCCATTCGTTGGTGGTGGGTCGGTATTCCTGAACAGCGAAAAGCACGCAGATTACCTGCTGGCGGACGTTAACCCGGACCTGATTAATCTGTATCAGATGTTAGCGGTCGTGCCGGATGAAGTGGAATTGAAGGCCCGCTGGATGTTCGAGCACATGCGGTCACCAGAGGGCTATGAGCTGATCCGTTCCGAGTTCAACGCTCAGACGCTGGATGCTACTGAACGCGCAGCTGCATTCCTGTATCTCAACCGGCATTGCTTCAATGGCCTGATGCGCTACAACCAGGCGAACAAGTTCAATGTGGGCTGGGGAGGCTACAAGGCTCCGTATTACCCGATGGATGAGATGAAAGCCTTCGCGGCTATGGCGCATAACTGCGTATTCATGACCGCTGACTACCGCCGAACTATCAGCCTGGCCGGGAAAGGGGATGTGGTTTACTGCGATCCGCCTTACGAACCGATGCCGGGAACAGCCGGATTCACCGCCTACGCCGCTGGTGGTTTTAGCTGGGAGAACCAGGTAGACCTGGCGAAGCAATGTGTATCTGCCTTTCACCGTGGGGCTCGGGTAGTGATTTCTAACTCATCTGCACCGAAGGTTCTCGACCTGTACCGGGAGCATGGTTTTAACCTGCAATTCATCAACGCGCGCCGTTCGATCTCCTGCAAAAGCAGTACGCGGGAAGTCGCAAAAGACGTTGTAGCGATCCTTTAAGGGGGCTAAATGAAACTGACTTTACCATTTCCACCGAGCGTAAATAGTTACTGGCGCGCCCCGAGCAAGGGACCGCTGAAAGGCAGGCATCTGGTAAGCGAGACAGGGCGCAAGTTCCAGCAGGCAGCGAGAGCGGCGATTATTGAGCAACTGCGGGCCGTTCCCCGGCCATCCTCTGATCTGGCCGAGGTTCATATTGTGTTGTATCCGCCGGATGAGCGCCGTCGGGATATCGATAACTACAACAAAGCGCTGTTCGATGCTCTGACTCTAACAGGCGTCTGGGAAGACGACAGTCAGGTTAAGCGCATGCTGGTGGAGTGGGGGAACATCGTGAAGAAAGGGAAAGTAGAAATCACCATCCGACGTTTTCGTGCAGCTGCCTGACGTGGAGATGATATGAGAGCACTACTAACCCCTGAGATTGCCCCACGCATGGGCGTTGTTCTTCTTCGCCCAGGTGCTGATCTCATGCCGATGTTCAGGAGAGGGCGGGTACTGATTGAGCCTGCACCGGAAAAATACAGCGACTATGCAACCGGCGCCATCCCTCCCGCCACGCAGCCACTGGCAGAAGACCCGGTTTTGAAGCCAGTCTTCGAAAACAAAGACGTCATTCTGCGCGCGGGTGGTATCAGCTCGCTGGAAGCCGAGCTGGAGCGTCGTTTTGAATGCCAGTACCCGCACGGTTCGTGGCACAGCGAAAATTTTACGCTGTTCCGGCATGAGCCCGGCAGCATCCGCCTTTGCTGGGCCTGCGATAACCTGCTGCGTGATCAGTACACAGAGACGCTGGCAGGCATTGCGCGTGAGAACCTGGTATCCTGGCTGATAACGGTCATCCGCTCACAGCTGGGGTTCAACGAAGACCATCAACTGACGATCCCCGAGTTGTGCTGGTGGCTGGTGATAAACAATCTGGCACACGTAATCCCTGAATCGCTGGCCCGTAAAGCCCTGCGATTGCCGGAAATAAAGCATCAACCAGTGATGAAGGAGAGCGATATTGTGCCGGAGCCAGCGGCGAGCGAAGTGGTGCAGAAAAAGATTCTCGGTCTTCGCGTTGATCCTGAAACGCCGGAATCTTTCATGCTGCGACCAAGGCGCCGCCGCTGGGTAAACGAGAGCTGGACGCGCTGGGTTAAGTCCCAGCAGTGTGTCTGCTGTAACAAACCAGCAGATGATCCCCATCACCTGATAGGCCACGGACAAGGTGGAATGGGAACGAAAGCGCACGACCTGTTTGTGTTGCCGCTTTGCAGAGCGCATCACGACGAGTTGCACGCTGACACCGTGGCATTTGAGGAGAAGCACGGCTCACAGCTGGAGCTGCTGTTTCGATTTCTGGATCGTTCGCTGGCAATTGGCGTGCTGGCATAGTGGAGAACGCATAATGATTAACCCGTCCGAGGTTGGAAAAGCTGGTGAAATGGTCAGGCTGAAAACGCTGGAGGCCATCTGGATTCAGGGGAAGCTGCGCATGTGGGGCCGCTGGTCCTACATCGGCGGCGGTAGTGGCGGTAATATGTTCAATCAGCTGTTGGCGTCAGGGAAGATAACGAAGACCGCAATAAACGATGCTTTGCGCCGTATGAAAAAATCAGGCATTACCAAGCCAGAGCTGGAAGCGTTCTTTCAGGAAATCCTCAGTGGTAAAAATAAAAGCGGCCTGGCCTTCTGTACAGACGATGAAGGACTGCTGATTGATAAGGTACTGGGGGCAGTCCTTATTACAGGTGGTCACAAAGAGCTGTATCACCTGCTGGTGGATCATTACCGGTTACGGAAGAGCAAACGGCGTATAGCGGAAGAGCTCTATGAAAAGCATCCAGACTGGTGCTTTATGACCTGCAGACGCAGAGTTGATACATGGCTAAGTTTCGCGGAATCGATGCTGTACGCACCAATGTGTGACACATTTGGAACAAATGGCGACAGATTTTACTTGCAAAGTGAGCCAGAAACTGTTTGAATTGTGGTAGGCTCGGGACGTTAAAGCGAACTGAGCAACAAAAACCCGTCGGCAAGGCGGGTTTTTGTTATGATGACTCAAAAAGGAGATCATCATGTCTATATCCGGAATGCAATTTCAAATATCAAATACGGTTCCTAAAATTGACACTGTTATTGAAATAACTAAACTTCCACATATATTAATTGACAGTGGGTTTTCATGGGAAGGAATAATTGGCTCTTTGATTGCAGGTTGTATACCTGCTTTCATTGCTTGGAAAACAATAGAGAATAATAATAAACTAATGTATCGTCAGATTATTCTCTCAGCACAGCATAAGAAAATAGATGAACTAAAAGAGTTATGCTCAAGTTATATCGCTATTCGTACTAATGCAATCGAATATACGGATATAATTTATCAGGAGTATGATGGCGATCGTACACGAATACCACTTGAAATAATAACTGAGTTGCGAAACGATTATCTAAAGATGCATCGGTGTATTAATCAGATTCTACTAATTATTGGCCCTTCCGATGACATTAGTAATGAGATAAATACAGCTCTTGAGAAAATGGATAAAGCAGTAACTAAATATTTTGATGATTATAATAAGACGAGGGTGTCAATGTCTGACTTGCAAAGTAATGATGAGAAAATACTAATGGGCCTTTTTTCTAGAGCTATAGAAAAAGAAACAAAAAAAATAAACTTGTAGGGTGTGAATATATAATAAAAAAGCCTTCTGTAGGAGGCTTTTTTATTTTCTTATTTTTGATAAAACTTATGGCTATATAAGGGGGGGGGATGTCCGATCCTGTTTCAGGTACTACTGTAGCGGCAGGTGGACTCATGGGGGCTAGTATGTTTGGCCTGGCAACCGGCATTGATTACGGAGTGGTGTTTGGTGCATTTGCAGGTGCGGTATTCTATGTCGCTACAGCAGTTAACATTAGTCGACTCAAGCTGGTTGGGTATTTCATCACATCATTTATATTTGGCGTTATCGGCGCCCCTCTGCTGGGGTCGTACTTCTCAAAGTGGACGGGTTACAGCGACAGGCCGCTCGATGCACTCGGTGCTGTAATCGTTGCAGCCATAGCTATTAAATTGCTGACGTTCGTTAACAGTCAGGATCTGGGTAGCCTATTTGGTATTCTCTCTCGCTTACGTGGAGGAGGGACAAGCAATGGTAACAAGTGATCCGAGCGCAATCATCAATGCGGTGATATGCGCTGTAATTGTTGGGGCGTTGATGTTCTATCGGCGTGACGGGTCAAGACACCGCCCCATGATATCGCTGATGGCTTACTTCACTGTGCTGGTTTATGCCAGCATCCCTTTCCGTTTCCTGTTTGGCTTGTACGAGTCATCCCACTGGCTGGTGGTACTGGCGAACATTCTTATCTGCGGCGCAGTTCTCTGGTTCAGAGGGAATATAGCGCGTCTTGTGGATGCACTGAGGCACTAATGAATCAAATAGACTTCCAGAAAGCGGCTGGTATTAGCGCCGGGTTAGCTGCGCGCTGGTTTCCGCATATTACAGCCGCGATGAAAGAGTTTGGCATCACTTCCGCTATCGACCAGGCAATGTTCATTGCTCAATGCGGCCATGAAAGTCTCGGGTTTAAAAGGGTAGTGGAGAATTTCAACTACAGCATCGCCGGGCTTGCTGATTTTGTTCGTTACGGCAGGTTAACGCAGGATCAGGCCAATTCCCTCGGGCGCAGCCAGTCTGAAACAGTGTTACCTCTGGAGCGCCAGCGGGCTATCGCCAATATTGTCTATAGCAAGCGGTTGGGTAACAACAAGGCAACTGATGGCTGGGTTTATCGAGGGCGCGGACTTATTCAAATAACCGGACTTTCTAATTACAGGGACTGCGGCAGCGGTTTGAAGGTTGATCTGGTGGCACAGCCAGAATTACTGGAGCAGTCCGCGTACGCGGCCCGTAGTGCAGCGTGGTTCTATGTCTCAAAAGGTTGCTTGAAATATCCGGGTGATCTTGTCCGGGTCACGCAGATTATCAACGGCGGACAAAACGGGATTAATAACCGGCGCGCTCGCTTCCTGAAAGCAAAATCGGTACTGGTGGTGTGATTATGGGAATCGAAGCTATCGCGGGGCTGGTGGTTGTCATCCTGGGTGCTATCGCTGGCGCGTTCGGCATTGGTCATGCTCACGGGACCAGTAAGGCGGAAGCCAAAGCCGATCAGCAGCGTACCGAAGAGAACGCCGCCGCCACCGTCGCCGCGGCGGAACGTAAGGCGGAAGTCATGAAAGGGGCCAGTGATGTACAGCAGACTGTTAGCCATATGCCTGATGATGATGTTGATCGGGAGCTGCGCGAAAAGTTTACCCGCCCCAGTAGTCGTTGATACGGCCTGCAGTTGGGTGCGGATCATCTATCTGACTGACCATGATATCGACGTGCTGGACAAACAAACCAAGCGCGACATTCTGGCGCACAACAAATCCGTGCAGGCCAATTGCCCAAACTACATCCTATCAAAGGGATAAATTAGCTTTCATCTCCATGTGAGGGTATTACAGAAGCCACTTTGTTAGTGGCTTCGATAATGCTCCAACCTCGTACAGAGGTAAGACATGTCAGAGATCACCGCATCCGAGCAAATCCGCCTAGATATCATCAAGAAAGTTAACTACGACACCGCAGCGGCCAAGCTGGCCATTGACTGGGTAGGCGACAGCTCTCTGAAGTCTGAGCTATTCGAAGATTCATTTGATCGTGTTTACACGGAAAGCGAGATTGTCTCGAAGACCCGCAAAGCGATTCAGGAAGCGACCGAAGCGCTGGCGCTGTTTGATACCGGTCAGAACAGGCCAGTTAAGGCATTAATGCAGGCATCCTAAGAGTGCCGGTGATAATGTCAAATTGTGGTGAATGCGTAGGCTGATGCGCAGAAATTGGCTTAGGTAGATGTACATAGCATAGCTACCCATATCGCCGTAACACTCAGCGATATCGAGATTGTGGATAGGCTAATAATTTATTATTAAACAATACATTAGGTTTGTTCTGGAACTGTAATTATAATAAAACACACTTCTGTTTACTATTTACAAGAGATTTTGGCTTATTAATTTGTATTTTGATTTCAACCTATTGTTTTTAAATGTTATTTTTTTTGTTTTTTGCTCAATCAAACAGTTTTCTGGGTGACAGAAGATGATTAAAAGATTAAATCTACAGTCAACCATTGACAAAACGATTTTTTGTTTTTTTTATACAAAAAGTGCTATCGCTGTCACGGTTATCCACAGAGTTATACCTAAACCTTGTTTTGGTGATTAGCTTAAAGGTAAGATTCTCGTCACGCGAGAAGCTCTTCAGGCAAATCGATTTGGGAAGGCGGATATCCCTTGAACTCACAAGAAGACTCTCAATCTTACACCGAGTGGACTGGATATCATGGAACGAGTCTTAGTTCTGCAGAAGAGATTGTGGTTAGCAACTACAGAATTAGTAAAGAAGATAACGATTGGTTAGGCAGCGGCGCATACTTTTTCATCGATGGATTTACAGATCCTATCGCTAATGCAGAACAATGGGCTCGGTTCCGTTCTTGGGATGGAAGAGCACGTAAGCGCAAATACCATAGTTATGCTGTGCTAAAATCATTGATACGAACTGAGACTCACCTTGATCTGGATGAGATTGAAGATTTGAAGATTTTCAACACGATCAGGGACAGTCTGGCACAACGGATGAAACAAGAAGGTTATCGAGATGCTACAGCTTTACAAAATGATTGCTTTGTAGCGAATTTTGCTCTTGAGAACCTTAACCTTGACGCGTTGGTACGAAGAGAAGCTATCACTTCTGGGCGTGGTCAATTGCGAGCTCGGATACCAAATTGCAGAATCATGTGTCTGAAGGAACCGACACGATGTGCCATACAGCATGATATTGTCACTAAGGGGTCAATATGAATAAAAAAGCGTGGTTAGAAGCAGCTTTAGCTCTAATCGATACGATGCCACGTGAGGAGTTTTTGTCTGCGCTTGAGAAATGTGGTGTGATGGACAAATCCTCAGAAACGGCAGAAATTGCACAAGAGCTAACCTACTACATGGAAGGTAGTGTTGACGAAAACACTGTGCGAGACGAAGGTCAGGTCTGGCGATGTGAAGTTTTCAGAATGGATGATGAGCTCTTGAGCTTTTTCCCAAAAAATACTAACTCAGCGCCTCAAGGGGCGCTGTCTCATTTAGTGGCGGCGTAAGTCATGCATCTCCAGCTGAAAGATAACAATGTTGATGAGCTCTTCATTACTAAAACTCAAGAAGAAAATGAGCTTGTCAATCGCATAAATTTTACGTATTCCAGTCACTTAGTACCCGAAAGCGATGCAGAATTTTGTGTTAAGTTTGATTTTTTATTGACCTCAGAGAGAGGTTTTAAATTTAAGCTTGTTCATGATTTCATCTTCGAATCCGATGAGCCTTTGGATGAACATTTTTGGAAAGGCAGTTTCCATAAGGTTAATGCTCCAGCAATCGCTTATCCATATCTTCGCGCTTTCGTCAGTACGGTACTTTTGAACGCAGGACTTGAGTCAGTTAACCTCCCATCTATTAACTTTGTTGAAATGGCGAAGAAAATGGATGAACAAGAAACTGAATGATGTTGGTTTGAGTTAATCTCCTCCATTCGACTTCAGCAGGACCAAGACCGCCATTATGGGCGGTTTTTTTATACTTCGATAACTACTAATCGACAAATCATCTCTTAATGGACTGGTAATGCTTCATCCTCGATAGAGGGTATACAGCACCAAACGTTACACATACAGATAATGCGCGCTGATGAAACCCAGATAATGCCTGTAACAATCATGCAAGTGATATCCATTATCATTTAAGGGTCCTCCCGTTGGGGTGACCTACCACGGGGCGGCGGACTCGCGGAAAACGGCTAGTTTTCATTTTTCATAGTCATCATCATCATGTGCACAGGTTATTGATTTTCCAGATGTCGGATTTTCAATGATGTCGAATCGTACAAAAAGTGTTCACCATCATGGACCAGGAAATCGCTACTTTAAAACTCAATATCAACCAGCTTGCCGGGATTACTGGCGTACACCGCCAGACCGTCGCTACCAGGCTAAAAAATGTCAGTCCCGCCCAGGGAAGCAACAGCAAACTTAAGTTGTATCTTGTCACCGATATTCTGACAGAATTAATGATCCCGACGGTTTCCTCATCGAATCTTGAAGAGATGACACCCCCTGATCGCCTCGCTCACTGGAAAGCAGAAAACGAGCGGTTGAAATTTGAAGTAGATACCAAGCAACTTATCCCCGCCGAAGACGTCGCACGTGAATTTTCAATGATGGCGAAAGCCGTCGTCATGGTACTTGAAACACTTCCGGACATTCTTGAGCGCGACTGTGCACTTACGCCGGTTGCGGTATCACGCGTGCAAAGCGTGATTGATGACCTGCGCGATCAGGTTGCCCAAAAAGTAATGGACGCTGAACCAGAGGAGGATGAGCCAGAGGAGGACTGATGACAAAACGGGCATCTGCCAAGGGGATACGCCGCGATGTCTCCGGTATTCTTCGTGCCCCACGTCGTATGCAGGTGGCCGATGCGGTCAGCTCATATATGCGTGTGCCGATGGGGGCGGGTAACTCCGTACCATGGGACCCCAATCTGGCCCCTTATATTATTGAGCCGATGAATTGTCTGGCATCCCGTGAATATGATGCGGTGGTTTTTGTCGGACCGGCCCGAACCGGGAAAACGATTGGCCTGATTGATGGCTGGATTGTCTACAACATCGTTTGTGATCCCGCTGACATGCTGGTTATTCAGGTCTCCGAAGAGAAAGCGCGTGAACATTCCAAGAAACGCCTCGATCGCACATTCCGGTGTAGTCCGGAAGTAAAATCGCGACTCAGTCCGCGTCGTAACGATAATAACGTTCACGACCGTACCTTCCGGGCCGGGAACTATCTCAAACTGGGCTGGCCGTCAGTCAACATTATGTCGTCGTCAGACTATAAAAGCGTGGCGTTGACTGACTATGACCGCTTTCCTGAAGATATCGACGGGGAAGGTGATGCATTTTCCCTGGGTTCGAAACGTACCACTACGTTCATGTCCAGCGGCATGACTCTGGTTGAGAGTTCACCTGGCCGAGATATTCGTGACACGAAATGGCGACCAAACACTGCACATGAGGCACCGCCGACTACCGGCATATTATCTTTGTTTAATCGTGGTGACCGCCGCCGCCTTTACTGGCCGTGTCCGCATTGCGGAGAATATTTTCAGCCGGAGGTTGCCAATATGACGGGCTACCGGGATTCCCTTGATCCTGTTGTGGCAAGTGAGTCTGCATATCTCCAGTGCCCGGCCTGCAAAGGCAGGATCACTGCGGATATGAAACGTGAACTGAATATCCGCCATGTCTGGTTACGCGATGGGGAAAAAATAGACCGTGATGGCAACAGATTTGGGGAGCCGCGGCGATCACGCATCGCTTCATTCTGGATGGAAGGGCCTGCAGCTGCATATCAGACATGGTCGCAGATGATATACAAATTCCTGACTGCTGAGCAGGAATATGAGTCTACCCAGAGTGAAGAGACGCTGAAAACGGTAGTTAATACCGACTTTGGTCGACCTTATCTACCCCGAGCCAGTCTCGAACAACGTAAAAGTGAGCTGCTCGAACGACGCGCTGAAGACGTGCCGAAGCGATCTGTGCCAGATGGTGTGCTATTTATGACAGCAACCGTTGATGTGCAGGGCGGTAAATCCCGTCGTTTCGTGGTTCAGGTGACTGGCTACGGTGAGCAGGGTGAGAGATGGCTGGTCGATCGCTACAACATACGCCAGTCTCTGCGGGCAAACGAGCACGGTGAATGTTACTCCATCGATCCGGCAAGTTACCCGGAAGACTGGGATTTACTTTTGTCTGACGTGTTCGAAAAGTCATGGCCCTTAGCGAGTAACCCTTCAAAACGCATGCGGATCATGGCGATGGCTGTCGATTCCGGCGGTGAGGATGGTGTCACCGATAACGCCTACAAGTTCTGGCGTAAGTGCCGCCGGGATGGGCTTGGTAAAAAGATTTTCCTCTTCAAGGGCGACAGTGTCCGACGCTCAAAACTAATTACCCGAACATTTCCTGATAACACTGACAGATCAACTCGCCGGGCAAAAGCCGCTGGCGATGTGCCGCTTTACCTTCTTCAGACTGATGCGCTGAAAGATCAGGTGAATAACGCCCTGTGGCGAGAATCACCCGGCCCGAACTATGTGCATTTCCCTAAATGGCTCGGCAGCTGGTTTTACGATGAGCTGACCTATGAGGAACGTTCACCCGATGGAAAATGGAGCAAACCGGGCCGAGGTCCGAATGAAGCTTTCGATCTACTCGTTTATGCCGATGCGCTGGCCATATTGCACGGATACGAAAAGATCAAATGGCCGGATGCGCCTGAATGGGCGAGGCGGGCAACGTGGATTGAAGAAAGCACGCCGGAAACTGGCGAAGCGTCACCCACGTTATCAGCAAAAACGACCCATAGCAGAAAAAAACGGAAGGCAAATAAGACGGATGTCGAAAACAACCCTTGGACTACATCATCAGGAGGCTGGGTGTGAAACAAACCGATATTGAATCCATTATCCAGCGTTATACCGATGCGGAAATAGCTGTGCTGGATGGAAAGTCTATAACATTCAATGGGCAGCAGATGACGCTGGAGAACCTGTCTGAAATCCGCAAGGGGCGTCAGGAATGGGAGCGTCGTCTTGCTTCCCTGCTGGCTCAGCGTAACGGGCGACCCGGTTATAAGCTCGCGAGGTTTCCATGAGCCTGTTAGATGATGCGATTGGTGTCTTTTCCCCTGGTTGGAAAGCTGCGAGGTTACGTTCGAGAGCAATGATACAGGCATATGAAGCTGTTAAGCCTACTCGTACGCATAAGGCCCGCAGGGAAAATCGTTCCGCTAACCAGCTTAGTCAGATGGGAGCTGTTTCACTTCGAGAACAGGCTCGCTGGTTGGACAATAACCACGATCTGGTTATTGGTGTATTCGATAAGCTCGAGGAAAGGGTAGTTGGAGCTAAAGGAATTATTGTTGAGCCACACCCGGTTCTAAAAAACGGAAATATAGCAAAAAAACTGGCAGAACAAATCAGAACGAAGTGGGCCGAATGGTCAGTCAGCCCTGAGGTTACGGGACAGTTTACCCGCCCGATGCTTGAGCGGTTGATGCTCAGGAGTTGGCTCAGGGACGGGGAAATTTTCGCTCAGATGGTGAGTGGCTCAGCGCAGGGACTTGATCCAGTGGCTGGCGTACCTTTCTGGCTTGAAGCGCTAGAGGCTGATTTTGTGCCGATGACCAACAATGAGTCACAGCAACTTTGTCAGGGGGTTTATGTCGATAATTGGGGACGCCCGAAAAAGTACCTAGTTTATAAAAGTCTGCCTGTTACCGGCCGTCAATTGGATACGAAAGATATTGATGCCGGGAATATGCTTCATCTCAAATTTACCCGTCGCCTTCATCAAACCAGAGGGACGTCTCTCCTTTCTGGTGTTCTCATGCGCCTCAGTGCGCTGAAAGAATACGAGGATGCGGAGTTAACGGCCGCACGCATAGCCGCCGCCCTGGGGATGTACATAAAAAAAGGGGACGGGCAAAGTTTTACGGATGAGAACAGCAAAGATAATCGTGATGTAATGATTGAGCCAGGCATTATCTATGATGATCTCCTTCCCGGTGAAGACATCGGGATGATCAAATCTGACAGACCAAACCCTAACCTTGAAACATTCAGAAATGGGCAATTGCGCGCCGTTGCTGCTGGTGCTCGTCTCAGCTTCTCCAGTACAGCCAGAAACTACGATGGAACGTACAGCGCTCAGCGCCAGGAATTGGTTGAATCAACAGACGGTTATCTGATCCTCCAGGACTGGTTCATCGGAGCAATTACCCGGCCAATGTACCGAAACTGGTTAAAAATGGCGGTGGCTTCTGGCGAAATTCAGCTACCACGTGGGCTGGATATGGCGTCGCTTTACACCGCAGTTTATTCCGGTCCGGTCATGCCGTGGATCGACCCAGTTAAAGAGGCTAATGCATGGAAAGCGCAAATCCGAGGTGGTGCTGCGACAGAATCTGACTGGGTGCGAGCTAGCGGACGCAATCCGGATGATGTGAAACGTCGTCGCAAGGCTGAAGTTGATGATAACCGCGAACTGGGACTGGTGTATGACACCGATCCTGCAAATGATAAAGGAGGCACCAGTGCCGAAGTCAAAGAACCGGACGCCCCGTCGTCCGAAAGCCAGCGCAAGAAGTAATTCGTGGTTTCGTATGCAGGCCAGCGCCGACAATCAGGTAGAAATTTATATCTACGACGAGATCGGCTACTGGGGCGTGACCGCCCGGCAGTTTGTTAACGACCTTAAAGCGCTTGGTGATGTGACCCATATTAATCTTCATATCAATTCGCCTGGTGGCGATGTCTTTGACGGCATCGCCATTTTTAATGCTCTTAAACATCATGGTGCGTCAATTACCGTTCATATCGACGGTCTGGCCGCGTCTATGGCCTCGGTCATTGCTATGGTAGGTAATCCGGTCATCATGCCTGAAAACACCATGATGATGATCCATAAGCCCTGGGGCTTTGCTGGTGGTGATGCCAACGATATGCGTGACTACGCAGAGCTTCTGGACAAGGTTGAGTCTGTTCTGATCCCTGCTTATGCAGAGAAAACGGGTAAGAGCGCCGATGAAATAGCGGCGATGCTGGAAGATGAAACATGGATGGACGGCAAAGAATGCGTCGCTATGGGTTTTGCCGACCAGGTCACCCCCTCTCTTCAGGCTATGGCCTGTATCCAGTCTAAACGTATTGAGGACTTCGAAAAGATGCCAAAAAATATTCGCAACATGTTAACGCCGCCGCGAGCTACCACGCAACGCGATCCCCAGCAACCACAAATGCAGCAGCCGGTGGTGAGCCAACCTCCCGTAATTGACGAAAACACCATTCGTGCTCAGGTAATCGCTGAGCAAAAGGATCGCGTTAATGGTATTAACAACCTCTTTGCGATGTTTGGTGGTAAACACGCCGAACTGCAGGCGCAGTGTGTAGCAGATATGGATTGCTCTGTCGATCAGGCTAAAGACAAACTGCTGGCGCTGCTGGGTAAAGATGCTTCACCATCGGCGAAAACCACGCCAGCGCATATTCATGCAGGTAACGGTAATTTTGTCGCCGATGGTATTCGCCAGGCATTGATGGCGCGTGCCGGATTTGAAGATCAGGAACGTGACAATGTCTACAACGGCATGACCCTGCGTGAATATGCCCGCATGGCCCTGACTGAGCGGGGAATTGGCGTATCCAGCTATAACCCGATGCAGATGGTAGGGCTGGCGCTGACGCACAGCACCTCTGATTTTGGCAACATCCTTCTTGATGTCGCCAACAAATCGATTTTGCAGGGCTGGGACGAAGCTGCAGAAACCTTTGAACAGTGGACAAAGAAAGGCCAGTTGTCGGACTTTAAGACAGCGCATCGTGTGGGGATGGGCGGATTCCCGTCTCTGCGGCAGGTTCGCGAAGGCGCTGAATATAAGTATGTGACTACCGGCGATAAAGGTGAAACCATCGCGCTAGCCACCTACGGAGAAATTTTTTCCATCACTCGCCAGGCAATCATCAACGATGATCTGAACCAGCTCACAGATGTACCGATGAAAATGGGCCGTGCCGCTAAGGCGACTATCGGTGACCTTGTTTACGCCATTCTGACCAAAAACCCAAAACTCTCAGATGGTAAGGCGTTATTCCACGCAGACCACAAGAACCTGTCCACCGGTGCAATTTCCGTCAGCAGCCTGGACGATGCACGTAAACTGATGCGCCTGCAGAAAGAGGGAGAACGATCTCTGAACATCCGCCCGGCATTTATGCTGGTGCCGGTCGCGCTGGAGACACTGGCTAACCAGACGATTAAATCAGCGAGCGTAAAAGGGGCGGATATTAACGCCGGGATTATTAACCCGATCCAGAATTTTGCAGATGTGATTGCAGAGGCCCGCCTTGACGAAGCTGACGCAAAAGCCTGGTATCTGATGGCGGCAAAAGGGACGGACACCATCGAAGTTGCGTATCTGAATGGTGTTGATACTCCTTACATTGATCAACAGGAAGGGTTTACCACTGACGGTATCGCTACAAAAGTTCGTATCGATGCTGGTGTGGCGCCGCTTGATTACCGCGGCCTGGTGAAATCCAGCGGCCAGTAATCATTACAGTTCTGAAAACGACGCCCGGAAGGGCTTTTTTTATACCTGAAATCATCCCTGTGGGGCTGACAGGAGACGTTATGGCTAAAAATTATGTGCAAGACGGCAAAACCATCCCCGTGAAAAATTCTGGTACCGAGGAAATTCTCAGCGGTACACCCGTTTCTTTAGGCGGAATGATTGCGGTTGCAATTACCGATATTCAGCCGGGTGATGTAGGCGACGGATTCGCTGAAGGTGTCTTTCTTTTACCTAAGCTGCCAGCTGATGCCGTGACCGCCGGGGAAAAGGTATATCTCAAAGCTGGAAATATTCAGCTGGATGACACCGATGCGGTGTTAGCCGGGACTGCCTGGGAGGATGCTGCGGCAGGCGTTACCGTCCTGGAAGTCAAAATCAATGGCTAATGCCTTTGACAATATGGCTGGCAGAATGGATGAACTGACGGCGAAAAGGCTGGGCAGAACGGTGACTATTAATGGCGATGAGCATATTGCTGTTGAAAGTCACCTGCTGCCTGAGCTGGGGCCGGTCGCGGGGGATGGGATTAACCTGGTTATCTTCAGCGCCGGCTATCAGCCGGTGCGGGGAGATGAGGTTATTTATAAAAGTCAGGTTTACACCGTTACCCGATGGCTCCTCTTTAATGGTAAGCCGCAAATCTGGATTGAGGAGGTCACAGGTGACGATTAAAGGGCTGGAAGAACTCAGGCAGAATCTGAGCAATATCAGTAAAAATGCCATTCCTCGGGCGACATCCCAGTCCATTAACCGGGTGGCTGGAAGGGCAATCAGCCGCAGCTCTACGCGAGTGGCGAAAGAGACTAAGGTTAAGCGCAAACTGGTCATGCAGCGCGCCAAACTTAAACGGGCAAGCCCTAAAAAACCAATGGCTACCATCAGAGTAAATCGTGGGAATCTCCCGGCAATAAAGCTGGGGCATGTCCGTGTTCAGCTTTCGCGGCTTAAGCGTGATAGCGGCAGCTCTGGAAGCGTTCTGAGGATTGGGAATTTCAGCTTCCCTGGTGCTTTTGTGCAACAGCTTAATAATGGTCGCTGGCATGTTCTTCGACGAACCAGTAAATCTCGTTACCCGGTAGAAGTGGTGAAAATACCTCTGGCCACCCCCCTGACTGCTGCATTCAAAGAAGAACTTCCCAAACTGATGGCATCTGATATGCCAAAAGAAATGATGGCTGCGATCAAAAATCAGATAAGGCTGGTGACAAAATGATTCACCCGCAAATACGAAAAGCTGTTCTGGACAAACTGAAGTCAATCAACTCCGGAAAAATATTCTGGTATGACGGTCGGCCAGCTTTCCTGGCTCCAGAAGAGTTACCCGCGGTCGCAGTATATATTACCGATGCAAAGGCGACGGGCGGCAGTATTGATGAGGAAGAGTGGGAGGCTGTCCTTCACATTGAAGTATTCCTTAAAGCAACTGCTACCGATAGTGAGCTGGATAAATGGATGGAAACCCGCATCTATCCGGCGATGGAAACCGTCCCTGACCTTACGAGTCTTGTCGAGACCATCAACGTTGTCGGGTACGACTATCAACGAGACGATGAAGCCACTACATGGGGTTCCGCCGATCTCCAATATTCCCTGACTTATATTATGTGAGGACTATATGCCAACTCCAACACCTACCACGCCGACGAAAGGCGCCGGGACAACTTTTTGGATTTATACCGGAACTGGTGATCCCTACGATGATCCGTTAAGTGATGTCGGCTGGACACGAACGGCAAAGGTTAAGGAATTAACACCTGGGGAACTGAGTGCAGAGTCATATGATGATTCCTATATTGATGATGATGCGCCTGACTGGGATGCAACAGCGCAGGGTGTTAAGTCAGCCGGTCAAACCAGCGTAACACTTGCCTGGAAACCTGGTGAATCTGGCCAGAAGGATCTGGTTGACTGGTTTATGAGTGGTGATGAAAAATCTTACAAAATTAAATATCCAAATGGGGCAGTTGATGTTTTCACCGGCTGGGTAAATAGTCTGGGAAAAACTATTTCACGAAACGAAGTGATTACCCGTAGTGCACAAATTACCAATAAAGGCAAACCTTCTCTGGCTGAAGATAACGCCTCCACTACCGTGTAAATTATTTTCACCGTCGGCGCTTCGGCGCCGCTCAGGAGTATTTCTATGAGCAAGCTTAAAAAGGATGTTCTCACTGCTGGTGAGGACAGGGTAACACTTTACGAATTATCAGCGCTAAATCGCATTGAATATCTGGAGTATGTTTTTGATGCGAAAAATACTCTCCCTGCTGAGGGTGCATCGCAAGATGAAACAGTAAAAGCGGTTACTTTGTTGGCCATTCGTGATTATGCCATGCTTGTGGCGCTTTCGCTGTCCCAGGCTTCTGATGAAAATCGCGATATCCCGGAACTGATGAACGAAGTTCTGAGTGAGTATGGTACCGATGCTCTGACGCGTGCGGCGACGATGGTGCGGGAATTGTCAGGAATGGCTGTAACGGAACGTAGCGATCCAGAAGAAGGTATGGAGCCGCTTTCTCTGGAAAAGTCCTGACCAGTGCACGACGATTTGCCATGAAACTGGCCAGGGAATTTGGTCGCCCTGACTGGCGTGCCATGCTTGCAGAAATGTCCTCGCGTGAATGGCTGGAATGGGGGGAGTTTTATCAGGAACACCATTTTATGGATGAACTGATTGACAGCCATTTTGCCAGCCTGAGTCACCTCGCCGTTTGCCTGTTCACCGATCCCAGTAAACATAACCTTTCCGTCGCCGACTTCAGCCTGTTGGGAATGTTGGCAGACGTCAGCGATGAATTATCTGATGAACAGTTAATGTCAATAGCTGAAAGCATACCCGGAGGAGTCCGCTATGTCCCAGCCAGTGGGTGATCTGGTCGTAAAAATAGATGGCGACAGCGCGAAATTTGATGAAGAAGTCACACGCCTGAACCGTCAGCTGGCTGGCGTTGGCAAAAATGCAAATACCAGCAGTGAACAGGTAACAAAAGCATTTGCGCGTGAAGAACTGGCAGCGAAGCGTGCTGGCATATCTGTGGGGCAATATCGTGCAGCAATGAGAACACTGCCTGCGCAGTTTACGGATATTGCCACACAGTTGGCTGGTGGTCAGAGCCCCTGGCTGATTCTGCTACAGCAGGGAGGGCAAATTAAGGATTCCTTTGGCGGGCTGAGACCCACATTCAGCGCTCTCATGGGGTCTCTTAATCCGGTAACACTTGGCATTACCGCGCTTGGAGCGACAGTTGGTGCACTGGGATATGCATTTTATACCGGACAGTCAACGCTTTCTGATTACACAAAAACACTGGAGTTAACGGGGAATAAGGCAGGACAGACAGCGAATAGTCTGCTGTTTGTTACGGAGCAACTGGAAGACTCTGGTAGTTCATTTACCAAAGCAAAGGCTGCCGTCATCGCTCTGGCCAGTGCCGGGGCAGACCTGGGGGAAAATTACCAGGCCATTGCCTCTGATATTGCGCGGCTTTCTGATGTGGCAGGGGTAGAAGTCAACAAACTGGCTGAAATTTTCGGGAAAATAACATCTGATCCCGAAGCCGGACTTAAGGCCATGTCAGAACAGTACGGGCATGTGACTGCCGCCCAGCTTGATTATGTCCATTCCCTGCAGGAAGCCGGAAAATATACTGAGGCCCTGAATTATGCCAATACGTTGGCCGCGAGCGGCTTTAAGGATATGGCCGATAATATCCAGCAGAATATGGGCTTTCTGGAACGGGCTGCAAATGCCGTAGGCGATGCATTTTCGTGGATGTGGAATAAGCTTCTTGATCTTGGGAAACAGGATTCTCTTCAGAAGCAACTTGCTGATGCAACTGACCAGTTATATGAACTGGACAAAGCTCTGCGCGGCAATGTACAGGGCCAGCAGCGTATAGGCCTGGAGAGAGCTGCAGACCAGGCCCGTAAAGCGGTTAATTCGATCACCGATCAACTTCATGCCGAACAACGGAAATCAGAGGAGAAAGAGCGTCAGGCTGCCCTGGAACGCAGCTCCCTGGCTAATCAAAAACATTTTCAAAGTATTGCTGATGCAGGGCTGACGAAAGAACAGCAGCGCACACAGGAATACCAGCGACTTAATCGCTACATTGAAGAGCGTAAAAATCTAAATCAGGCGCTGAGTGCTGAAGAGATTGCTCAGTATAAAAAAGGAATCGAAGAAAAATATAAAGACCCGAAAAAGCCAAAACAGAAAGGCGTAACTGTATCCGCAGGCGACAGAACTTCCGACCAGACCAGCGCCGAAACCCTGCAATTGATGACCCAGTTGAAAGTACTTCAGCAGCATAAAGGTCTAAACGATACTATCAGCGAGGAGCGGAAAAAACTCTGGTCTTTGCAGGCAAAATTCACCGTTATTGAAGAGGCGGCACAAACCCGCGCTCTCAGCAAAGAGGAGCAGTCTTTACTTGCCAGTAAAGAGAAGGTTCTTACCCAGGCGGAGGTTAATGCGAAACTGGGCGATCAGATCGCCGCTCAGGAACGCCTCAATAAACTTCTGGACAACTCGCTAAAGTACACCACGCAAATGCGCGAAAAAACTGCCGCCTTGACGGACAGCAATGGTCTTGGAAGTAAAGAAGCACAGCGAAATCTGGAAAGAGCGCAACTCCGCCAGGGATGGAAAAATCAGGGAGGAAATCTGAGTGATAAGGGCTATCAGGATGAAATATCTGCCCTGGAAAGCTATTATTCCGCGCAGGACAAATTACGTTCTGACTGGCAGGCTGGGGCAATGACGGGCCTTGCCAATTTTGCTGATGAAGCTTCTGATCTCAATCAACTGACAGCTAACGCAGTCAGCGGAATAATGAATAGCGCAACAAGTTCTATTTCTTCAAATCTGACCAGTGTACTCACAGGGGCTACATCATTCAAAGATGGTCTTTCCGATATATTTTCCTCTATCGGTCAAACCGTAATACAGACGCTCATTCAGATGGCCACGCAGGCGTTAATAACAAAGGCAATTCTTTCCTCGGTTGGTGGCGCATCTGGGGGAGGGTTGTTTGGATCATTATTTAGTGGATTGTCGTTTAACGCGAAGGGTGGGGTTTATGATTCACCATCTCTAAGCGCTTACAGTAATGGGGTTTATTCTTCCCCGCAACTTTTTGCTTTTGCTAAAGGTGCTGGGATTTTTGCTGAAGCTGGCCCGGAAGCGATTATGCCTTTAGCCAGGACTGCTGGCGGTGCTCTTGGTGTTCGGGCAATTGGGCCATCTGGGAAAGTACAGTCAGCCGTCGACAGTGCTCGAGAAAGGGCAAATGCTGCTGGCAGTAATAATAAATTTGAATTTATCAACCATTTTAACACAAAACCTGATGATGCGATGTTGGCTGCTTTTGATAAGCGGCAGAGGGAATCTGAAAAAAGGCTAAAACAATACTTTGCTTCTCAGGTAATAAACCCAACTGAGAATTATGGCCGCTCACTTAAATCAGTTTATCCGGGGAGGCGTAAGAAATAATGACCGATATTTATTATCCTCATGATTGTATCCCCGGCCCCACGTACGATAATTATGGATTTGAACCGACTGATCCTATGATTCGAACCGAAAGGGTGGGGGGGCTTGCCAGGCAGCGTAGAAAATATACATCAGTGCCGACTGATAATACGGTTGTCTGGCAGTTTAAAACTGACGCGCAAGCACAGGCATTTGAAGCATGGTACAGGGATGTATTAACTGATGGTGTTGCATGGTTTTACATGAAATGCAAAACCCCTGTTGGCCTTAAATTTTTTAAATGTCGTTTTGTGGGTATTTATAAGGGTCCTGCCTTTATTAAACCCGGTCTTTGGCGTTATTCAGCAACTGTTGAGTTAAGAGAGCGTCCACTCGCTCCAGTTGGCTGGGGGAAATATCCGGAGTGGATTGTCGGGAGCTCCCTACTTGATATCGCGCTGAACAAGGAGTGGCCCAAACATGACAGCGATTAACCGCCTTTATGCGTCCTCCGGGTCGGAGGTCATCATTGGTACGTTGCAGATCGATATTGGCGGCCAGACGCATTATTTGTGTGAGGGTTATGAGGACATTACGGCGGTTACCGAGGGGGGCGAAACCGTAACGTTTATTGCCTGTGCCATTGTCCTTTCCCTTCCAGCCAGAAACGAAGACGGGACGCAGGACCTGAAGTTTATGCTGTGCAACATCGACGGCGTTGTATCCACGGCTATTCGCAAGGTCATTGATGCCATATCCACTGCCAGCATCACATTCAGGAAATACATTTCAACCGACCTTACCGCGCCAGCGGAGCCGCCTTACGTTATGCCGGTTAAAGGAGGCTCCTGGACGCCGCTTACTGTAAACGTCACTGCCGGATTTAAAAATATGCTCGATTATGCCTGGCCACGTGACAGATACACGTTGACGTACTTCCAGGGTCTCCGTTACTCCCGATAGGTTCCTTATGCTCAACATTGACAAATACCTGACTGTCCGCTGGCAGATGGGCGGCCGCACTTTTCCTGTTCTCGACTGCTACGGCATTGTACATGAGGTCCGCCGGGACCTGGGGCTGCCTGAATGGCCCGCGTTTGAGGCGGTGATTAAAGAGCGTGGAAGCTCTGAAATGGGGGAAGTCTGCGAGAGTTTTTCGCGTGACCTGACTCCCTGCAAGCCGTGCAACGGTGCGGTTGCCGCCTGCTATATGGGAAATATGATCGGCCACCTTGGTGTTGTCGTCGAAATGGAGGGAGCGCTTTACGTTATTGAATGTAATCCCCGGCGCAACGTAACCATTCTTCCCCTGGCGCGTTTTGAACGCCAGTTTCTGAAAGTGGAGTATTACCAGTGACAATCCGCCTTTACCCGTCGCGTTTGCCTGGCGAACCGCTGGAGACGCATGAACACCGGGATACGACCATACATGACTGGATGCTCCAGCATGTCGATAACTACCGTAACGATATGGTGCAGCGTGTTACGTTTGAGGTGAATGGTAAGCCGGTCCCACCGGCAGAATGGCCTTTATGCTTTATCAGTGCCGAGAGCGATGTAAAAGTTTACCCGATCCCTGGTGAGGGAGTGACGGCAACTGCTATCGCTGCCTGGGCAGCGGCGGCCATCGCTGCAGCCTCGGCTGTGTATGTGCTGATCACCATGTCGAACATGGATAAAGGCGGCTATTCATCCTCCAGTGGTCTGGGGCTGGATTTAAACCCAGCCAAAGCGAACCAGGCGAAACTTGGAGACCCAATTCGCGAAGTGTTTGGCCGTTGCCGTATCTATCCAGATTATGTCGTACAGCCAGTGACGCGCTTTAATCCTGATGATCCAACGCTAATGACTGTCGAAATGATGGTTTGCCTTGGAAAGGGGAATTTCGCGTTTACGAATGGTGATATCCGTGTGGGTTCAACACCTATTTCAGCATTAGGGGACTCGTTCAGTTACAACGTTTATTCACCAGGAGCAGATGTTTCAGGAGATCGGCGAAGTGAAAACTGGTTCAACTCGACAGAGGTAGGTGGTACTTCCAGCGGGAGTGGGCTTGATATGGCCCAGACCTCGCCAGATTCGACAGATATCAACGCCGACAGTATGACCGTTTCTGGCGCATCCGTGACGTTTAACGGCCTGGATGATGGCAACGATGATGACGATGAAGGCAATGCGTTGCCTGAGTCGTGGGTTGAGGGGGCCATTGTTACGATCGTCGCCCCGATGAATTTTCTGGTTTCAACCTCGTCGGGATATAGCGTTCTCGCCAGTAACTCTCTGGGTGAAATTAATCCCTATCCGGGTATGCCGGTTACCCTGGAAATCAACGGCACTGAATATGCACTGGTTATTGCTACTTATACGGCAAAACAGGACGCGATACCGGGGGTGGGTGGAAATGCGGCCAGCCTGAAAGCAAATGTCTCCCCATTAACATATGATTACTCCGGTACCGGCCAGACTTTTTCGATCACCTGGCAGGGACATGAGTACACCATTTCCCTCGTTGCAAACTATGTGAATATGTCCGGCCTGCTGGGGGTGATAAACGAGGGCCTGACGGGGTCAGGATTACTGGCGCAGGATAGTGGCGGTGTTGTGCTGATTGCTGAGGCATCAAGCCCCTGGCTCGGCGGAAACATTACCTCATCATCGCTCCCGGTTGTCGTTTTTGGCGACAGTCCTGTATTTACCTCCGGCATCGCGTCCAGCGGAGGAAGTCCGGCTATAACTGCTAGCGTTACGCTGGCGTATGGGAGTGCAACCGGAGTGGCATTTTCCGGGATACCGGAGGGAACACAACGGCTGGCGCTGGCTCACCGTGGCAACGAGTACCGCATTGCGGATGCGGACGGTACGACCGCAACGGTTCAGCGGCTGATTGATGGAGTGGGTGATCCTTCCTGGTCTGGCTTCTCACCCCGCACGATGATTGACTATCAGGCTACAGGGATCAGCGACAACAATACCTGGATGGGGCCGTTCCTTGCCTGCCCGGAATCTGAAGTGGTGGACGCTTTCGAGGTGAATTTCTCCTTTCCTTCCGGTATTTGCGGATTCGACAGCAAAGGCAAAAAACGCATCCGGCATTGTGAGTGGGAAATACAGTACCGTGTTTATGGTTCTGGCTCTGGCTGGACGAGCAGGCAGGGGGTTTACGCGCTTAAAAATATCAACGGGTTGGGTTTTACAGAGCGTTTTGATCTCTCTTCTCCTGGGCTGGTTGAGGTGCGCTGCCGCCGCCGCAATGAGCAGGGTAGCAATAACGCGCGTGACTCGATGTACTGGCAAGCGTTGCGTGGTCGCTTGTTGGCTCGGCCAACATCCTATGCTGGCGTCACCCTGATGGGGGTTACGGTTGAGACGGGGGGCAAATTGGCGGCTCAGTCTGACCGGCGCGTAAACGTTGTGGCCACGCGCATTTATGACTCCGGCATTGCCCGTAGTATCTCTGGTGCGCTTTATCACGTCGGCCGTTCTCTTGGTATGGAAATGGATACTGAGGCAATAGATGCCCTGGAGCAGACTTACTGGACCCCGAACGGCGAGTATTTCGATTTTTCCACCGGTGACAGTATTTCTGCGCTGGAAATGCTTCAGAAAATCGCTGCAGCCGGAAAGAGTTATTTTCTGCTAAATACCCAGTCTGTTGCATCAGTGGGTCGTGAAGGCGTTAAACCCTGGACCGGGGCTATCACCCCTCACGAGATGGTATCCGAGATGCAGACCGATTTCAGCACGGTGACTGACGACGATTACGATGGTGTTGACGTAACCTATATCAACGGCTCGACCTGGGCAGAAGAGACGGTGCAATGCCGTCTGCCTGGCAACCCAACGCCGTTGAAAATAGAGGCATACCGGGCTGATGGTGTAGGCAATCCTGATCACGCATACCAGATTGGTATGCGCCGACTCAGAAAATACCAGCTGCAGCGCATGACGCATAAAACGACGACGGAACTGGACGCGCTCTGTTACAACGTCGGGGATCGTATTGTGCTGACCGATGATATCCCTGGCAGCAACACCGTTTCGTGTTTGATTGAGTCGATGACTACTGCTGGTGGGGTGACCACATTCGATGTGTCGGAGCCGCTGGACTGGACTTTTGCAAATCCACGCGTCTATCTGCGTTATCAGGATGGAAAAGCATCACGGCTGTTTGAAGCATCACCCACAGGTGACAACTATCAGGTATCCGTCCCGTATCAATCTGAGTTCACCGATATCCTGCTGGATGATCCGATAATTGAGCCTCCCCGGTTAATTTTCTGTAGTTCTGAGAGCGACCTGTATCACGCCATTGTGTCCGAGATAGTGCCACAGGACGATGGAACCTGCGAGATAACGGCCCGGCAATACCGTGCTGAATTTTATGACTACGACGACGCCACATACCCCGGCGACGTCGCGTAATACCAAAAATTCCCCTAATTAACTATTTTCGCTCAAACCCTCGTTTGGGCGAACACCGTTTTGGAGCAAAAAACATGGCCGAACTTAACCCGCCACTGGGCACGACGACGCCGGAAATATTCATGGACAACGTTAAGCGCGCTGACGAGCTGGTTAACGGTCCGGCCGGAACGGTTAACGACCGCGCAGGTGAACCGCTCGATACCTGGCGCCAGATGATGGCTAAGAATGACGAAGTTCGGCAAAACATCATCCCGCTCAGTAAGCAGTATCAGACGCTGGCAGCAGCCCAGGCGGATATCGCGAATATTCCGGTGGGGTCGACCACGTATTACCGTAGCCCGGATGACAGCGCTTTAGCTGTAGAAGTGATCAACAACGCCGGTACGCTGACCGCAACCGGGCGGAAAATGGCCTCATATTCGTTCGTCGAGAAACTGCCAACTCTGGGAAAATCAGGAGATCATCCCAATCTCGTCAACTTTGATGACAATGATCTAGAAGTAGGAAAGCGGCTTTCAGTCACGACCGGGCTGACGGAGCCGCTGGCCGGTTATAACACGACGGGATGGATTCCGGTCACTCCTGGTCAGCAGCTGGTGTTTTCGGTCCTGGGGGAGATCGTAGATTTCTACTCATCGAGTAGAGCATTCCTGTCAGGCGCTAGCCAGGCAACTCGCTATGTCACCGTTCCTACTGGGGCCGCATGGATGAGGGCTTCTTACCAGCAATCATCGGTGTATTGGATTGTTACCGGTACGGTTTTGCCTGCGTCTGTTTCGCCCTTTGGTCTGGTAGTTCGCCCGGATCGTATTCAGTCTGTTCCGCTGGCAGCGTTGCCGGTTATTACACCTGAATATCTGCGGACGTTTCAGAGGTCAGGCACAAATTTATTCAACAAAAATAGCCGTCTTCAGGGGTATTACATTTCTGAACGTGGCACTCCCATCGCCTCTGCGCAGTATGATGCGTCTGCAATGATCAAAGTAGAGCCGGGGAAAACCTATACATCCAACGCCTTTATGCGGTTTGTCACGATGTATGGAGCTGGTGGCACGCCAATCGAGGAAGCAGGCCTTACTGCAAATACAATGACCTTCACGGTACCTGCAGGCGTCACTGGTGTCCGGGTTAGTATTGCTGTCGCATCGGTTAATACCTTTGCGCTTGCCGAAGGCTCAACGACGCCAGCTTATACCGAATTTAAATGGATCGCTCCGTCCAGCCTGCCAGACGGAACACCGGTTGAATATATGCCAAAAATAAATGATGGTGCAGTCAGTCGGGCGATGATTGCCAGTGAGGCGGTATCTCCCGATAAAACGAACCTCTTTACCGCGAGTAAGAATATCTTCCTGGCTGATACGGTCACTGACGGATATTACGTTAACAATAATACCGGGTTGTTGGCAGAAAACACGACTTACAGCACAAGCGATTACATTTCCGTCAAACCATCAACAACCTATACCGCTCGAGTCAAAGGCGGGAGGGGCGCGCGAACAGTAGCATTTTACGCAGATGCAAATACCGTCATTGCACCGGGGGTGGCAGCACCTGCCGGGGATGTTTACAGCTTCACCACCCCGCCGACAGCTACCCTGATGCGCGTCTCGCCATGGACAGCAGACGTTACGCTCTTCCAGGTTCAGGAAGGTGACACGGCGACAGATTACGAAGCTCCGGGGTTTGTCGCCCGGACTGAAATCGACGGAACCCCGATTACCTGGCCATCATCAGGAGCCGTTACGACAGATGTCCGGCCATCGTATTACGGTCTGGAAAGACTCAGGGAAACCCGGCAGCGCCTGCGTTCGCTGAAATACGGCAAGACCGGTACAACGGCGAGGCTTGTGGTCGGCATGGTAGGTGACAGCTGGACACATAATACGGGTCGTTATGCACTGAAAGTCGCTACGTCATTATGGCGTAAATACCACGCGGCCAGTGCGTTCGTGGCGGATGGTCCGATTGGTCGGGGGTTCTGCTCTTTTGGTGGCATTGGCAGCAGTCTGCCAAACGGGGATGTGGTCTGGAACAATCGGGCGGTAATTCAGGCGGGAACTGCCGATGTATCAGCCTACGGCACCGGAAACGGACCGGATGCGTGCCAGGCGGTGTTACCCACCGGAACGGTGCTCCGCTTTCAGGGTAATGAGACATTCACGAAAGGGACAACCTTCACGCTCTTTGCTGAAGGTGGCGCAGGTGTGGTCCGCCATTCCTGGGACAGTGGCATCACCTGGCAGACGAGCATCGACCTGTCCGCGCTGGCGGCTGGCCTGCAGACCGTGCTGCTGACAGGGAAGCCGGTGAGTGGTGCGGGTCAGTTATGGATTGAAGTCGTTTCGGGTCCGGTGACGCTGTACGGTGTGAATGAGGTGCTGCCTGATGTGGCAGGTGTGCTGGTGCATAAACTGGGTGCGACAGGGACGCGGGTTCAGCAGTGGGCGTCCATTGATGCGGCACACTGGAAGGCGGGGATTGCGGCGCTGGGTCTCAATCTTCTGGGTATTACGCACGGCACGAATGACCAGACGACGGGGCGCAGCAAGGCGCAATACAAGGCCGATATTCTGACCCTGATTGACCGCGCCCGCACGGCTAACCCGTTCATTGATATTTTGCTGGTTGCGCCAGCCGAAAACCAGCGGACGAATAATCCTGTGGCCATGTCGGTATATGCGGATGCGCTTTACGAAATTGCCCGTGATGAGCGAAACGTCGCTTATCTGGACCTTCAGCAGTGGTTCGGAGAGAAAGCTGCGGATTACGCATCAACTTCAGGACGCCCGTGGTTTGCATCAGACCTTATTCACCCGGACCCTGACATGGGTGGATATGTGATTGCTGATGCGTGGCTGTTTGCGATAGGAGAGTTATCATCATAAGCCCAGGGATTTAGAGTGATGACGATAATCGCTTTGCGGTTATCGAATAATGCTATTTAATACTTTGAGTTTGCAGAAGACAAAAAGCCAGCGCAAAATGCTATGTATGACACAGCGCTGGAGTTGTTAGACCTATAACAGAATAGGAAAAGGATGCATTATGGAAAAAATAGTTCCCCAATCGGACACGGCTTTTATTTCTGGGGTTGTCACAGAATATTCAACCCTTTCACTTGCTCAACAAGATATAGCAAATATTCCTGATGGGTACACGTGCTGGGTAAAAAACACTGCAGACTCTGTACTTTCAGATGAATATGTCAACAATGCTGGCACATTGGTCCCTACAGGGCGAAAAACACCTGAATATTCATTTCTTCGCAGAGGTAATATTTTATTCGATGCCTTCAATGAGTACACCGCAACCAGTTTAAGACTAGGTGGATGGGACTGGTACAGAGGGGCATCAGTAACATTTTCGTCTGTAGATACCGATTTACCGCTGCCTACGCCAGTTATTCAGGCCTCAGGGGTATATTCCTTTGACAAATATTATGATCTGAAAAGGTTACCCCTGAGACCCGGCGATGATTTAACCTGTTCTGTTCTCGCATGGTTCCAACAGCCTGGGGGTAGATTTCAGATCAGTTGGCTCAACAGTGCAGGTGAAATCTTATCTACCATAACTAAAACAGGCCTTACCACAGGGATTGTATCACCGGCCCTGAAAACACAGATGCCGGTTGGCGCGGTTTCTTTGCGTTTTCGGGTAGAAAACACCATTTCTGGCAGTTTTAAAATTGGTGCTTATGCAGCAGCGGTCGGACTTGTTCAACCTGAATTTATTCGGGGAGTGCCTGATAAAGAGCAAGTTAAACAGCAGGTAGAGATGACGACAATCTCTCTGTCTTCACGTATTGATAATCTGAAAGTATCTGTGTCAGATGCTGTAACAGAAGGTATAACTGTTCAGTCTGGATATTATATCAACAGAACCACTGGCGTAGTCGCTGCAAACCCCGCTCTTGATTGCGCCTTTATTGATCATGTTGATGGTGACGTCTGGAAGGTAAGCGCCAGGGTATTTGGTACGGCTGTTTCACTAGCTGTATATTATAATGCCAGCGGAGAGGTTGTTGGCCGCGAGTATGATGGCACAAATGATATTGTTAACCTTACCGATTATCTTTTGAGTGTGCCTCCTGGTACGGCAAAAATCGGGATCACCACCCGTACTGCAGTTCCTATTTCCGTAAAAAAGATGCAGCCGATTGCATCCTCTGATTTATTGGCGTCAGTTAGGTCTCTGGAATCTAAACTCTCGAAAATTGAGGAATCACTTCCGCACGATTTTAAAAAGCAAAATGTAGTTATTCAAACCAGCTATTACATTAACAGAACGACGGGAGCAGTCTCTCCATCCTCAGCATTTGAATGTGCCATTTTCGATTATGACGATGGAGATAGATGGAAGGTTACTGCAAGGGTAAATGGCGCCAGCGTAAGTCTGGCTGTTTACTACGGCGCTAATGGTACCGTCATCGGTACTGAGGGTGATGGCACGACGGAATCGGTGGACTACACCGATTACGAGCTGACACCCCCTTCCGGCACCGCAAGTATTGGGATCACCACCCGTATCGCCGTCCCCATTATTGCCAAAAAATATGTTGTTGTTCCCGGTGGTAGCACGGTTAGTCCGTGGTCTGGAAAAGTCATCGATGTGATGGGTGACAGCAACGTTGCCTATAACAAATGGCAACCCCTTGTCGCGGAAGCACTGGGGTGTTCATTCCTGAATCATGGTATCGGTGGTTCAAAAATCGCCAAACCAGATAGCTCATCAACGCAAATCAGCATGTGCGACGATGTGCGAATTAATGCCCTGGACACATCGGCAGCGGCGTGGATTTGCGGTCCGTGGGGAACCAACGACTGGGCGCAAAATATTCCGATTGGAACTATTACCGATACGGTGAATACCACCGTTTACGGCGCACTGAACATCATCGCTCAGAAACTGCGGGCGCGTGCCCCAACAAAACCTATTCTGTGGGCTACACCGTTCAACGGCGACTATGATTCGCCACGCTCAGCGGCATGGGTTGACGGTGAAACAAATGGTTATGGGCGGGTTTCTGACTATGCTGCAGCTATTCGCGCCGTGGCATTGCGATACGGTTTCCCATTAATTGACCTGAACGCCGATTGCGGATGGACGAAGTTTAACAGCAGCAACTTCCTGATGACGGAAGGTGACACTAACCCTTCCCGTATCCACCTCAATGCGGACACGGGGCCTGCGCGTATTTCCTCACTGGTAATAGACCGGCTAACGAGCCTGGAAACACTGGTTAGTTAAAAATGGGTGCTCCCGCCGCTCTCTCCTGGCGGGAGTACTACTGAATTCCAGGGTCAGAAGTGTTTCCCATGCTTGATGTTGCTGAACCATCACCAAGGTTTGACGGATTATTCCAGTCTCTACCCATAAGAGCAGGGTCTGGTTTATTCGATAACTTAGAGGGTGCTTGATGAGTCATATCAACATTTGAGCCCTCAAGTTCAGCATCAGCTCCTGAATCAGTGTTTTCAGTGCTGGTCAGCGACCCATCACTGGAAAGGGTATCCATGCCATTTAATTCATTTGGCATGCTGTCAGATGTAGAGCCATCATCATTGACACAGAATTGGCCGCCTAACCCATTAGAAGTGCAATCCGCTGCATGGACGGATTGAAGGCCCGGAAATACAAGGATGAAAGCAGCAGTTAACACCTTGAGATTCATTTGTGTACTCGATTTACTGGATGATTACTTTCATCAACTATATGAATTATTTCCATTATCTGTGGTTAATTTGTGTGATTATTTGTAAGTCTGTTTTGCGCACCTCAACTCCCTGGCTTTGCCTGCATGCTGCTGAATAATCATTATGTTGCGTCGGTGCGTCTGATCGATAGCTGAAACCTGTATTGATAAGATCTCTCATTAAAACTACTGTATATAAAAACAGTATTTTCAGGAGGTGAAATTATGCCGCGAAACTCAGATATCGAAATAGCCTGGCGTCAGGCAATTGTCATTGAGCCTAATGGCCGTCGCACCGTGACAACGTCCGGTTTTATCCGGGAACTCGCAAAAGTTAACTGGATATGGTCACCGCGCCAGGCTAACCAGTGGATAGAGCACTATGTGACGACATTCCGGGATGTCTCAACGCAGGAAGGCGATGAGCGCACGTTCCAGTTATACAACCCGAACGGAGGGCTATAACGTGGGGTTTCCGTCGCCAGCAGCAGACTATGTAGAAGGGCGTCTGACCGTCGATAAACTCTGCGGTACTGGCCCTAATACTCGGATCGTACAAACAGAAACCGGTTATGCCGTGGTTGATTTCTCCGTTAAACCAAAGCAGCAGGACACGGTATTGATCCAGTACTCCGGCGGTACAGATTTTGCGAAAGTTATGGGGAAGGCGTTTATTACTCGGGATGGTGAGGCATTGGAAGGCGAAGCACTCGACGACGTGGTAGTGTTAGGAATAGTGACATTCGTTATCAACCGGATAGGGAAGGATGATGATGATTATCCAGTAATATGA